TCTGCATGGGGGGTGGAACGATGTTTTCTAGGGGCTTACTTCGCGGAGCCCCAATTATCGCCCAACCCCACATCGATCTTGGATGGGATCTTCATGTCTGGAGCGCAGCTCTCCATTAAATCCTTGATCTCCGCCACCTGACCATCGCTCTCTATCGAAAAGCATAGCTCATCGTGAACAGTGAGCACGGGCCAATGACCATGGGTTATGCAATCATGCATCGCTTGCTTGGTCTGGTCTGCCGCGCTGGCTTGAATCAACCTGTTTAGCGCCTTGAACACGAACGCAACCTGGAAGTTATCGGGATTGTTTTCACGCCAGTTCTCCGGGCGCTCCTCCATCGGTAGGCTCTGGATCTCCGCCCATTGCTCCTCAAGTTTCTCCGCATGAATTAGCGTCTTCTTTTCCCGGGAAAAGCCCTTGGGCTCTCGCATGGGGAAGCGACATTTTCGCCCCAGCAATGTCCGTATCTCAGAGCGTTTAGACGCGGCATCCATCACGGAGGAGGCTAAGGTCCGTATAAAGGGCACCTTCTCGTCATACTCGCGCCTTATCTCCTTGGCCTCTTCAAAGGGGATGTCCCCAAGGGTATGGGCCAGTTTGCCAATTCCCATCCCGTACATGGTCCCGAGATTAATTATTTTTGCTTGATAGCGATCCACATCCGCTATGTCCGCCATGATCTGGTGGAAATCCACATCGCTGTCTTGGTACTGCTGCACGATCTCTTGTACGCGCTCATTCTCCTTGGTGGCCGGGGCAACGGAAGCATAATGCATTAGCCATCGCGGTTCCTGGGAACTGTAGTCAAAACTCCCCCACTGGCATCCTTCTTCGGGCAGAAAGAGACCCCGAATGAGCTTTTTGATTTCTGGGTGGCGAGATGGAACTTGCTGTAAATTTGGATTGCTTGAGGAGAAACGCCCAGACACAGTTCCACCCTCATCGGAGCGCAACTGGTTAAACTGGCAATGGATACGGCCATTATGCTGATGGTTAAGAATCGTATCCACGAAGGTGGTATTTGCCTTGTTGTATTCCCGAAGCTCAAGGATTTTTCCAGCCACCGGATGATCATGGGTTTTCAGGAAGTGCTTGGTGAAACTGGGGGCNTTCGTCTTGTCTGTCCGCTGATACGATAGGCTCAAATTATCGAATGCTTTTGCCAGACTTTTGGCGTTCCACGGTTCTATATGAACTCCGGTCTCAGTATGCAAGTCCTCCAAGATCTTTTTTTCGCGGGACAGCAAATACACCTTCGTGCGCTCCGCTTTGTCNAGATCGACCCTAACCCCTCTCCGTCTCATCTCGAAAACAAGAGGCAGCAGAGACAGTTCCAGNTCCAAGATTTTCTGGCAATCCTCCTCCATTAGCCTTGAGTGCAGTACGTCCCATAATTTAAGGGTGAGGGCCGCGTCCCCTTCCGCGTACAGGGCCACCCTTTCCGCCGGCAACTTCCACATCTCAGCCTTGGCGTTGACGCCATGCTGGTCTGCGGCTCGGTTTAATTCCTCCTCCTTCTTCTTTTCGCCCAGGTAGGTTTTGCCCAAGGCGTTGAGCGAATAGCTGAAACGGTTCTCATCTAGGAGAGGGGCCGCAATCATGGTGTCGAGGATGGGTCCTTTGACCTCTATTCCCTCTGTCAGAAGCCAGCCGAGATCATAGGTGGCGTTGTGGAACACCACTGACATGCCATGATTGAGCTGGTCTTGGAGCCAGCCGAGAACAATGCTCTTTGCCATGTTCCCTCCACCCTCGTGGGCAATCGGCAAATAGGCGTTCCAACCAGAAGCGGCAACGGCTACCCCTATAAGACGCCCATCCTCTCGGACCCACCCTGGTCCAAGGTCGAGCAACCGAGGATCCTTGGTCTCCACGTCCACGGCAATGATCTTCTCGCCCGATAAATCAGGCAAGTGCTCTGGTGGGAACCAGACTTTTTCATCGAATAAATCTTCACGCATCTGGCTGCCGTAATGATGCCCACAAGGCCGTATAGGCCGATGCGTCCACACCATCATCCTGGTTGGGTTCACCTAAGTCAGCCCGGGTAATCTTCACTAGGGCCATGCAGAAAGCTACCTCCGCAGCGGTTATGGGGCGGCTCAAGTAAGTGCCCCAGAGTTCCGCTATTCTTTTATGGACGGCAACATAATCACCATGCTGCCTCGCCCGCTCACCCGCGACAAGGATAGCGGCCTTCGTCAGAATTTCATCCGGTTTCATATGGCATAATGTCTCTTGGTATGGGGGCACAAAACATGCACGGCCTGTTTGGCCCTGGTCAGAGCGACATAGAATACTCGATGCTCTGCGGCTGGATTTTTGGCGTATTCTCGATAGGCCGCATAAGAGAGATCTGGAATCACGACAACATTATCAGCCTCTCCCCCCTTCATGGAATGGATCGTACTCACCTTTATGCGGGGCTTCTTGACATTATCGCCTCTCACCAAGGCGTTAAGGATATAGTTTTTTGTCTCAAGGTCAATCTTTCCTAGGGCTATATGCCACCTCAGTGAGTTCTCCCGCTTCAGCCCCAGATTATCCTTGGCATATTGCATCGTATAGGACTCATGCTCATCCAGCGTGATAAGCTTCTTTGACCGTGGACCATTGCCCTTGGCGTAATCCTTCTCCACCGCCATAAAGGTATAGATATTCCTGATTTTTGAGGGCGCCAGCGAATGGCCCTTGCACCATTCCTCCCAATCCAGGATTGCTTCATATGTCTTGAGCGGAATACTGGGATGTCCGCGCCGACTGTACACCCATCCCTCCTCCCGCAACTCCGCCGCATACTGCGATGCAATGTGATTAGTCCGCGCCATGACACACCATTCACCCTCACGAAACGGAATATCCCCAAAGCTCTGATGATACCGGAGACTACCCTCTTGCTCAGTTGGATACCATGTCTTGGGAGCGCGGGCATAAATCCGATTAACAATGGATTGCGCTTGCTCCCAAACAAGGATTGGTACCCGGTAGGATTGGTCAAGGACTGTTTTCTTCTCAGTGGCCCTCAGAAAAGCCCCGACATCAGCCCCCTGGAAATTCATTATGGCCTGATCGTCATCACCCGTGAAAACCTGTAGGTCAGGCTTCCTCCTCAATACATCGACCATGGACCATTGAAGGGTGGAGAGATCTTGAGCTTCGTCCACGAACAGGGCCTCGATATCAGGACAGATATCCATGAGAATGAACTTCTCAATCATATCGGTGAAATCAATCTTCTTGTAGGCTTTCTTGTAGTTGTTGTAGGTCTTTACCAGTCGCGTCAATTCGGCATAGTTAATGTTGTAATTCCCCTCCTGGCGGTACGCTGTCTCCAAATCCACTCCCTTGCTTCGAGCCAGATGGTAGAGGTGCATATATGTATCGCCCTGTGACACGCCCAAAATGTCCATGTCCGTTTCCCCGGCGATTTGTTTGGGGTCGAAAATGATTCCCGTCGCTTCCCCTACGGCTATTAAGTCCTTGGACCCCATGACATCGTCTGGGCGATATCCCCCAAATTTATAGGCCATGGAGTGCAGCGTCTGGAAGAAGGGCATATCGCGTTCATCAACGCCCCAATCTCGGCAGACACGATCTCGACTTTCCTTAGCCGCTTTACGGGTGAAAGAGACACAAGCTATCTTGTCCGGCGCTATACCGTCTTCGATGCAATTACGGATGCGATTGGAATTAGTCTGCGTCTTCCCCGTCCCTGGCGGGCCGAGAATTGTCTCGCACTGTTTAGTCACTAACAATCCTCCCCCGCCGCCGCGAACAAGAGTACCTTGTCACTGCTTTGCGCGGGCTCCTTCCTGTGCCTGGTGGACCATAATAGAGTAATTCGTGTGTCATGTAGCCTCCCATCTGAATTTAAGCTGGCCGTAGATCGGTTGCCAATCACGCTCCCGTCCCTCACGATTCCAGCCGCCACCCTTCGTTTTCCCGACAATCTTCCAGCCAGCCCCTTTGAGGCTGGAGCCACTTTCCGTTTCAAGGGTGTACGTTACCATCCTCGTGCCGCCCATTTGCTGCCATATTCTCCAGCAACGGCCATACAGAAACGAGCAAGAACCTTTTGGGGCATCATCTAGGACACAACATCGAGTGACCTCTGCGGTGTAGCCATCATCCAATAGCCTTGCGAGAGGACGCCCGACAATGGCCACACCAACCATTTCCTCTCCTGTTGTAGCTCCAATAGCAAATCGTCCACCATCTCTTTGTGTGCGTTTGTTGTGACGATGGTATTGCTCAACAAAATCATTAGCCTCGCGCAGTTTGATAGGAACTGGGCGTAACTTCATAAACAAATAACTTCAGTCTCATAGGGGCATTGCGGTATGTTACACGGCATAGCCTTTGCGTGAGGGACATTGTTATACAAATTAATGTCACAATGCGGACAAGCACCCGTTATGTGCGGATGGCCCGACTTGCGAAAGGCTCCCTGCAAATCGCCACCAAAATACTCCCCTATTACCGAGCGAACCCAGACTTGGTGCTCTTTTGGTTCCATGCGCTGCNCGGGTTTGGCCAGACGCCGTAAAATTCGCTCGGCCATGTTCCTTCGTGCATGTTCCTTGGAACGCGCTTGACGCATGCCTTTAAGTTCACGCTCAAGCTCGCGTAGTCTTTTCTCCGCATCCCACAGTCTTTTCTCCGCATCCCACAGTCTTTTCTCCGGTGTCTCTTGCTCTGGGCTTTCATTGATCCGGCGCTCCAATCCCTCGCTGTTAAACTGATTCACTCGCCTTTCGCCCTTACGCCTTTC